GCCTGTTGTAAACAATAGTGCGTTATTTCCTATTGCAGTGTTTTGATTTGAACCACTAGCATATCTCATTGCACCATTACCGATTGCTACTGCGATTGTATTTCCCAATGCATTTGGTTGAGCACCGGATGTTCCCATACCTAATGCTTCACTTCCTATTATAACATTATCTTTATTTCCACTTCTATCCGTAAATGTCATATTACCTGAGAAGTTTGTTTCTCCTTCAAATAATACCATTGCTGATGAACTTACTCTCAATGGAGTTTTTCTGGTAGTTAGATTACTTCCTGCACCAACTGCAAATACAGTATCTGCAGATAGAGCTTTATTTCCATCTACTGAATTATATCTACCAAAGAATGCAGAACCGAAGTTTGTTCCACCAGTTGTAAGTGCGTTTTGTGAGCTACCTGTTACAATTAAGTTATTACCAATTATTGTAGTTGCTGATAATGTATTTGAGCCAGTTAAACCTGTATTTACTCTTACTGCTATACTGCTACCATGGATTAAGCTTCTTACAATACCACCATTGTAATCAATATCTTGCGCATCATTAGGGTCATTACTTCCACTTAATGTCATTGTAGTATTTCCACCCAATATATTAGAAGCTACAAATACTGCATTGGTTTGGTTAATTGAAACTCTTGCACTTCCGGTTGTATTATTGTTTATTGTAACGGTTCCACCAGCAACCGTATTATTAATAAAATCAATAGATGAACTTGCCATAACAAGTGATACTGCACCTGCAAAATTACTATTTGAAATAATTGGTTGCTGTGTCATATTACTTCTATTTGCAACAACTGAAAGGTTAGAACCAATATAACAGTTGTTTACAAATAGACCACTTACCAAACCTTGTGCATGATTTGCTGCAGATGTTCCAATGTTTAATTGTTGTGTTAACACATTACCTTTGATTTCCCATGCAGATGAACTCACAGGTCCTCTTACCGTAATTGGTGATGTATTTCTAGCAGTTAAGAAGTTATTATCTATACTAACATAATCACCCATAGATGCACTCACTTGTGGAAGTGCTTGGAATAGATTTATATTGCTACTACCAATTATTCTCTTAAATCCACTTGTCGGTGCTTCTGTATTAACAAAAATGCAGATGCAGATGTGAATCCTTTTGCAACTAACATCATACTACCAGAAGTATCTGTAATAGTAAAGAAATTACCTGATGCATCTGTGAAAGTTTGGTCACCTGTAAATGTATTTGACCCGGTTGTTGCAAATGATGCAGTATCTATTGTGCTTCCACTCACATCTGGAATTGTTACACTAAATGTTGTGTTGTCTCCTTTTGTAAATGTTAAGGTTTGTGATGCAAAAGATGCAGTAATTAGGAAACTACCACTTTCTGTTTCTGTTATATACGATCCAGTTTCTGCACTTAATGTATTTATTCTACTATCCAATGATGCAGAGAATGGAATAAAATCAACATCTTGTATTTGTGTAGAACTACCAGATATTACAATACCAGCAACTCTATTATAGAAAAACATTCCACTATTTGCATTCTGTTCAAATTGATATTCACCAGATGTAAAGTTTCTGTGTTGATAACCACCGGATGTATCGAATACAGTTATACCATTTCCAGCATCTCTTATGCTACCAACTGCACCAAATTTCAATTGCTGTGATGATGATATAGTTAAATCGGCATTTATTGTTTGATTGCCTGTAAATGTATTGCTACCAGTTGTTGCGTATGAGCCAGTTTTTGCGTTTAATGAATTAATTGAAACTTGCTGAGATGCAGATGATGCATTCAAATTAGTTATTGATACATTTACACTTGCTGATGTAGTATTTAAGTTATTTATACTAACTTGTTGAGATGCTGAACTTGCATTTAAATTAGTTATTGATACATTTACACTTGCAGTTGTAGTATTTAAATTATTTATACTAATTGTTGCAGATGCGGTAAATGCCTGTAATGATGCAGTTGCTTGATTTAATTTTGATAAATCTGTTGTATCTGCTACGGTCACATCAAATGTAGATGCATCCCCTTTTGTAAATGTAATTACATTACTTACTGCCGATGCTGTTACTAACAAACTACCAGTAGATAATCCGGTTGCAGATGCAGTGAATGCGTTTATGTTATTGATACTAACTTGTTGAGATGCAGACAATTGATTTAAATTACTTATTGATACATCAGTGCTTCCACTAAATACTTCTAATGCATCTATTTGTTGGTTCCAACTTGCACTAGCTACATTGTATCCAATTTGGTCTACTAAAGAATCAATCATGTCTACATTGAAATCTCTTAGTATTTGTGGTGTAATTAGTCCGCTATTATTATTTGGAAAGGATGAGTTATTCTCTACCTTTAATGCCTGTTTACTTAATTCTGACATATTTTTATTTTATTTTATGCTATTATAATATCAAATCCATCACTAAAGCCGTTAGAGAATGCTCCGCCTACACTTATCGCTACACCTTGTATAACACCAATACCTTGTTGCATCAAAGCACCCTCACAACATCTTACATCATATGTGTCCGAATCTAAACATAGACACGCTCTTCTACTATTCTTTGGTGATGATAAACCACGAGTTGGTCCTAAATAATATCCTGAGTTATTCTCACGATTAACCGAATATCTTAATGCACCATTCTTACTATTGCTCCAAGGCATATGTGATGTTTTTAATTTAACAATCGTATTTTCAAAAATGATTGATTATTTCATATTCTTAATGGCCTCCTTATGCAATAGAGTTTCTAGCTGATTCTTATCGGCTTTGTATGCAAGGAACAATAAACATTTCTCTAAAGGTTCTAATACTACCTTATCTATTTTTTCAATGTCTCCTTGTGCAAGTTCAAATATTGTTGAATAGCTTCTCCACTTTCTTCCAAAATTGTATTGATGCTTGGATGAAACTCCTCCTTCTTCAAAGATTTCAGGGTATCTTTCATTAAGTCCAGTTGCAAATGTAGAAAAAAAAACAAACAACCAAAGTGCACATCCATAGTTACATTTAACCATGGCTTCTCATCTATTTTGCCTGTATATCCTTCTATCTGATATAAACCATGCTTTTCCTTTTTAGTTACAGGTCTATATAAGATTGACATTATCTTTGGCCAATTCTTATCAATTGTAATCGTATCATACTGGCTAATGTCTGCATAAGCACCATATGTCATCTTAGATAAGTTAGGTTCAAATCCATATTCTACATCTCCTATCGTTACAAACTTCTGCAACTCCATATCTTGTGGTTTCAAAAACTTAGATAGTTTCTCTTTTAATATATTATAACTTTCAGCAGAAACATTTGTTAATTCTTCGTATGGTATTCCTGCTAAATGATGTAGCATTAATGCATCTACTGCTTCTTGGTCATCTTTATATGCTTCAATGTCACCCATCATTTCCAAATACTTCTTTAGTGTAACATCTTTCCATTCTGTTAATGCAGTTACTTTAATTGTCTGTTTCATATTATTGTGGGTTTGTTAAATAGTTTATTGTCATTATTAATTTCTTTGTCTTTGCTTCTTCATTCCTCAACTTAGCATCCATCGCAATTAGCTTTGCTTGCAATTCCTCATTCTCCATTCGTAAATGCTGTGTGTATTCTATTAGGTTTTTTAATTCCTCTTTTGTCCAAACTTGTTCTTTCATATTATCTGATTGTGATTGCATAACTTCCTTTTCTTACTGCTTTCTGTGTTAGTTTCATCATTGCTACATATCTAGCCGCATCTAATAAATGGTCTAATCCACCTTCTGGTGTATCCGTAGTATAACCATGTTTATCCGTTGCGTATTGATACCCATACATCTCATTGATTAAATTAGTAGATGTCTTTAGGATGTGCAGTTTATAATTCTGTAATACTGATATTCCAAAACGGATAGAGTCAGGTCCTTTCTTTACAGGCTTAGCATTGAATCCATATCTGTATAACTCTTCTATACTTCTAGGTTCTGAACTATCGCAGAATATCTCATATGATTTATTTATACCTAGCTTTTCCAATCTATCTGCAATATCCTTCATTACCATTCCCTTTTCATATATCAGTTCTTCTAAGTAAAGATTATCACCTTCTTTGAATACTGCAACTAATCCAAGCTCATCTCCACCATATCCCCAGTCCAAACCAAATGCAACAAACTCAGCATCAAAGTCATCTACAACTTCGAATTGGTAGATTGCTTTATCATTTGCAGCATATTCACCTAATCCGTATATCTTCCATAGTTTAGGATTCTTATGTTGTAAATCCTCAATAGATTTAACCATTTCTTTTGGCAAGTATGGGTTATCTCTATATGATGTTGTAAACCTATCACAATCTTGCATCTGTCTTAACCAATGATACGGAGATATAGTAGGGTTATAAGCTAAAATAATTTTACCTGTTGTTCTTATACTCAATTGAAAAAATGCATCTTCATCGACTTCATTTGTTTCGTCTATAAACAATCTGTCAGATTTTAATCCACGCAATTTGTCCGGGTCATCTGTGTTTATGAATTGCACTACTGCACCATTGTCGAATGTATATATTCTATCTGCAATATTCATTCTATCTTCATTCCAAATACCTAAACCTAATAGAATATCTTTGAAATCCTTCATCACAGTTTTCTTTAGTGATGGTATTTAGGTTTTCAAATGTAATTGTAGTATTAATCTCTAAGTTCACTACCTGTTTTGTTTATGTTAATTGATATCTGATGAATTCTTTGGTCTATTTGTCCACTTAATTCCATTTGTGATTTCTTTGGCACAATATACTCCAATAACTTCAGATATAGTTTTGCTGCTTCAATAGGGTCACTCTTTCTTATCTTCTCTAAATCCTCACTAATATTATCCAATCCTCTATTTGCAATTCTAGCGATTGTCAATTTTGCTTGCTCACTTGAACGATTGAGCGCTCCTTTAGGGCGTCCTTTACTTAATTTATGGTTTTCTTGAAACGGCATATCCTTTACATTTTCTATTTTCTTTTATTGCAGTTAATATGGCTACATTAGTACAACCAATATAATCACCTGCTAATTTTGCATTATTAAATTTTATTCCATTAACCCATATTGATTTTAATCCTAATCCTAAATTAACTGCATGAATACTTTGTTCTTTTCTAGTTGCCCACTCCAAATTTTCAATTCTATTATCAGATTTAATTCCGTTTTTGTGATTTACTGTTGGTTTATTTTCAGTATTTGGAATATATGCTTCTGCAACTAATCTATGAATTTTACCTGCACTACATCTGATATAACCACATTCATCCTTATAATATGCTAATTCTTTTTCTTTTTGTAATAAACTTCCATTACCATTTGGTCTTTCAATAAATTGTTCGCATATAAAAACTTTACCTGTATTTGAAACTTTATATTTTACAGGCTGTTTTAATTTTTTACTTTCTTTTATTATTTCTTTCCAAATCATAATAAATCATATTATTTAAATATACTATTTTAACACACAGGCTTGCTTCCGTAGTTAAACCGATACATAAGTTGACCACCATACTAATAATCCAATGGCGGCAAAGTATACGATTAGTAGAGGTATTATTGGGTCTATTTCTTTATTCTTCTTTTTCATGTCC